GCGATCAAAAATGGAGAACCAAAAGTGGTAAAAAATCTTCTGACACAGGTGAAAGATATCTTCCTGAAGCTGCGATCAAAAGTCTCAGCCCTTCTGAGTATGCTGCGACAACACGCGCAAAACGTGCTGGCAAAGCTAAAGGGAAACAATTCGTAAAACAACCACCCAAAGTGGCAAAGAAAACGGCAGGGTTTAGATAATGGTTCCTTTTATTCAAAAACAAATTGAAATGTCTGAGCGCATGTTTGAACTCATGCAGCGCGACCATAAACAGCGCATGGAACAAATTGTGATGTGGGCCGACATGAGCGACAGTCTTATGCGTAAACTTGAAGAGCGTGACAAAGAAATTGAACGGTTAAACGCGCTTTTAAGAGCGCATGAGACTGCGGAGAAAATCTAATGGCACAAACTTCCGGCGCAAGCGGCTTTAACCTAGACCTCACCGAGTTGGTAGAGGAGGCGTTTGAACGCGCCGGTGGTGAGCTTCGCACGGGATATGACCTGCGTACAGCCAGACGCAGCTTGAATATTATGTTTGCTGATTGGGCGAACCGTGGCATCAACCTGTGGACGATTGAGACCGGCACGATTGACTTTGTGCAAGGTCAGAACACATACGCCCTGCCTGACGACACCATTGATTTACTTGAGCATGTGATCCGTACGGGCGCGAACGTAGCCGCAACTCAGGCTGACTTGAGTATCACGAGGATTAGCGTTTCTACCTACGCTACGATCCCCAACAAGATTCAACAAGCCAGACCTATTCAGGTTTGGATTCAACGCTACAACGGTCAAACCTCGCCGACAGGGTTAACCCTAAATGGCGCTATTACAGCTACATCCACTGAAATCGTGCTAAATTCTGCGGTTGGCTTGCCCGCTGCTGGTTTTGTGAAGATTGACAGCGAGATCATCAACTACAGCTATATCTCAGGGAACACCCTATATAACTGCTTCCGTGGTCAGCAAAACACAACCGCCGCAAGCCACACAAGCACAACTGCCGTTTACTGGCAGCAAGTTCCAGCGATCACCGTTTGGCCTACCCCAGACAATGCACAGCAATATCAATTTGTGTATTGGCGGCTGCGACGTACCCAAGACGCAGGCGGCGGTGTCAATATCATGGATGTGCCGTTTCGCTTTATTCCTTGTATGGCGGCTGGCTTGTCGTATTACATCGGCATGAAAATTCCTACTGGCATAGAGCGTTTGCCCGTACTGAAACAGCAGTACGACGAAGCTTGGGAACTAGCAGCATACGAAGATCATGAGAAAGCAGCTTTGAGACTTGTACCCCGTCAAACCTACATTGGGAGGTAGCGGTGAGTAATCGTTTCGCCTCTGGCAAGAATGCAATTTCCGAGTGTGATCGGTGCGGGCAACGGTTTAAACTGAAGGTTTTGAAGACCGAGATCATCAAGACAAAGGAATATAACCTGCTGGTTTGCCCTGAGTGTTGGGATCCAGATCATCCTCAGTTGCAGTTGGGCATGTATCCTGTGGATGACCCGCAGGCTTTGAGGAACCCCCGCCCAGACCGCAGTTATGTGATTTCGGGCTTATTGGCGGATGGTGAGTTGGGCGGCGGTAGTCGAATCTTCCAATGGGGTTGGAATCCAGTTGGCGGGTCACAGGCAAATGATGCAGGGCTGACACCAAATTACTTGGTTTTAGCGGTAGAACTTGGTACAGTTACGGTAACAACGACATAAGGAGTCGATCATGAACAAAAAAGATTTGAAACAAGACAAAAAGATGATTGCTGGCGCAGTGCATAAGCATGAGAAAAAGTTGCACCCCGGCAAGCCTATGACCAAATTAGCCAAAGGCGGCAAGACCAACGAGATGATGTTGAGCATGGGTCGCGGTATGGCGAAAGTTGCAAATCAGCGAGGCAAATAATGGCTAAATTCAGCGACAAACGAATGGGCAAAGAAGTTGGCAATGCTATGGTGTATGCACAACCACACACCATGACTGGCAAAGCTGTTGGCATTGAACCCAACCCCGGCAAACTGCCAAATCACAGCGAAGCCAAAACAGTCAACATGAGCGTTGGTAATGTCAGCAAGTTTGCTGGCAACCAGCCTGTCAAAACCGACGGCATCAAAGTCCGTGGTACTGGCGCGGCTACCAAAGGTCTGATGGCACGAGGCCCAATGGCATGAACTACACGTCGTTGTATAACACGATTCAGACATACACGGAGAATCAGTTCCCCGATGTATACCTTGCGAGTGGGAGTACGGTTAATGCGACTACGCAGATCAATACTTTCATTACGCAGGCTGAACAACGTATATACAACTCAGTGCAGTTCCCGTCTATTCGCAAGAATGTGACTGGCGTGACTACGACCAATAACAAATATTTGTACTGCCCAACAGATTTTTTGGCTGTCTATTCAATGGCAATTGAAACTGCTGACGGGCAAGAATTTTTGTTGAACAAGGACGTAAACTTCATCCGACAGGCTTATCCAAAAGCAACCGATCTTGGTTCTCCAAAATACTATGCGTTGTTTGGGCCTCAGTCTACAGACGCCAAAGAATTAACTTTTATTCTTGGCCCAACACCAGATGCGTCATATAACGTAGAGCTTCACTACTATTTTTACCCTGAGTCCATCACTACTGTATCTGGTGGGCAGACTTGGCTTGGAGACAACTTTGACACTGTTCTGTTATACGGATCACTTGTTGAGGCTTACACCTTTATGAAAGGTGAGCAAGACATGATTGCGTTGTATGACGGTAAATACAAAGAAGCCCTTGCGCTGGCTAAACGCCTTGGCGATGGTATGGAACGTCAAGATGCGTACCGTTCTGGTCAGTATAGACAGGCGGTGACATAATGGCCTTTACCGGCAACTTCTCTTGTAACACCCTGCGTAGTGGATTGGCTAATGCGTCAATCAACTTGACCACCGACACGTTTTATTTGGCGCTGTACACAAACGCAGCTACGCTTGATGAGACAACCACGGCCTACACCTCTACCGGCGAAGCTTCGGGCGGGAATTACGCCGCTGGTGGACAGGTTGTTACCGCCACAGTTTCTTCTGAAGTCACGGCTTCCGGCAGTGTTGTATATGTATCCTTTACATCCCCAGTATGGACTGGAGCAATTACCGCCCGTGGCGCTTTGATTTACAAAGCCGGAGCAAATGGCGCAATTTGTGTTTTGGACTTTGGTAACGACAAAACTTCAACCTCAACTTTCACTGTGACGATGCCTGCTAACACAAGCACGTCAGCACTTATAAGGATCGTGTAATGGCAAATGTATTTACAACTAAAGGCGACATGGACGAATCTTTGCTTGAAAAGCGAGAAGGTACAGTCGATAATGACAACGAACTCACCAAATGGGTAGAGTATTGGTTGGATGGTGAACTTGTTCATCGTTCAGTAGATATGGTTCTTAAACGTGCAACTGTTGCCGGATTCCCCGTGGCAGCAACTTTTTAACAAGGAAATATCATGGCAAATACACAAGCAATGTGTACATCGTTCAAAGTTGACTTGCTCAACGCTGTTCACGCATTCAACGCAACGGGCGTTCCCGCTCATACCGCAGCAACCGCAGACACTTTTAAAGCGGCGCTGTACTTAGCTTCTGCTACTGTTAATGCAACTACAACTGCATACAGTTCAACTAATGAGGTAACAGGTACAAACTACACTGCTGGCGGTGTGACTGTGACTTTTGGCACAGCGCCTTCTTCCACTGGTACGACTGCGTTCATTACGCCTTCTGCGTCAATCACGTATACCAACGTAACTTTGTCTAGTTCATTTGATGCCGTGCTGATCTACAACTCAACACAAAGCAACAAGTCTGTCAGCGTTCACACTTTCACAGCGCAAACTGTGACTGCTGGTACGTTCACTTTGACAATGCCTACCAACGATGCAACAACTGGTTTGATCCGCTTGGCTTAACCCCCAAGCTACTGGGGGTAGCACATGCTTGGTTTAGTCCCGTTTGCGGGCGCTCCATTTTCAGACCTTGGAGTAAGCCCTGATGTTACGCTTGCGCTGACAGGGAATTCCGCCACTGGTGAAGTTGGATCGGTGGGATTTACTGTCAGCGGCGAACGTGCATTAACAGGTAATGAGGCGACTGGCGCAGTTGGTTCGTTTGGGTTTAGTTTAGGCGTTACTCTTACAGGTAATGAATCTGTGGGTGATGTAGGTTCAGTCACTACATCTCAAGCAGTTACCCGCGCCTTGACAGGAAACGCAGCTACTGGGGCAGTCGGTTCTGTTACGGGGACTCTTGTATTTTTTGCTACTATTACTGGTAATGAATCCACGGGCACGGTTGGGTCGCTTGGGTTTACAAAATCAGGCAGTCTTGCGCTAAACGATGTTTTTGGAACCGGGGAAGTAGGTTCTATTATCACGTCGATGATAGTAAATTATCAAATTTCTGGTAATTCTGCTACTGGGCAGCTAGGGGTTTTGGGTGTTTCTGGTGATGAATCTTCAGAAATCACAAGTGTTTTTGGGACTGGCGCAGTTGGATCATTTGGAGTTAGCGCATCTGGTTCTGCGGTTTTGCTGGGCAATGAAACGGTCGGTCAAGTTGGATACCTAACTGCAACACGAGATCTGACAGGGAATGCTGCTACTGGTTCTGTTGGCTCCGTTGGCGTTGGTATAGCAATAACCGGTAATTCTGCTACAGGCTCCGTAGGGACAATGAATACGATTGTGGGGAAACAACTCATAGGGGTTTCGGCAACCGGTCAGGTTGGCTATGCGTCAGTGTATTATTGGCCTCAAATTGACACCACACAGACCCCAAATTGGACTAATATACACACTGGATAAAAGAGGTATCACATGGCATTAGTTGTAAAAGACAGGGTACAAGAGACAACGACCACGACTGGTACGGGCACTCTTACATTGCTTGGTGCTGTAACAGGCTATCAATCGTTTTCTGTTGTTGGTAACGGCAACACCACCTATTACACAATTGCCAGTACATCCTCTGAATGGGAGGTTGGTATTGGTACATATACGGCATCAGGTACTACGCTTTCTCGTGACACTGTGCTTGCGTCAAGTAATGCAGGGTCAGCAGTAAATTTATCCGCTGGCACAAAAAACGTTTTTGTAACTTATCCCGCAGGGTATTCAGTCACTGCTGGAGGTAACGGAACCAATAGTGAATTTGCAGCTACTACAGCTTTGGTTTTTTATCAAGCAGCGGCCCCTACTGGCTGGACAAAATCAACCGCCAATAACGATAAAGCGTTGCGGGTTGTATCTGGTTCAGGTGGTTCTGCTGGTGGTACTACTGCATTTTCTTCAGTATTTACCAACCAAACTCCAACAATTACTACATCAGGTTTGTCTGCTGCTGCAACTACATTGTCTACTACTCAAATGCCGGCACACACGCACCCAAATATGCTCCCAGCATTCCTTT